GCCTCCACGCGCCACGCACTTCACCCCGATCCGGGCTACAAGCTCCGCGCTTCACAGACTTACCGTCGGCCCCGGCTCAAGACTTCGTAGAGCCGCCGTGGTTCCCTTGCTGATGCCCTGAACGGGATCGAGGGCAGGTCGCTTCCGACCGCAGGCAGCGTTAGCCTTGCGCCACCTCCTGGTTCTGACTGGTCCTCGTCTGGGAGTGGTAGGAAGTCACAGGTCGTGGCCCAGATGCTGGTTCTCTCACATGCACCTGGGTCACGCCTCTGCCTGATCGAACATCGACACGGGAAGCTGATACGCCCTCGCCATCAGCCCCTCCTCACCGTTGTGCGTCACCCCAGGAATCCCCTCAAGCGCCGAGCGGATCGTGCGAATCTTCGGCACCCTGTCCGCAGGCCACGCGCTCTGAATGTCGTACGCCGTCAGCGGGCTGTCCGCCCCCTTCAGCAGTTGATGAATCACATCACGAGCGTTCAACCGCTTCGGTTTCTGCGCCCGGCGGAACCCCGTCAGGCGGTCGAACATCAGGCCCCACTTGCCGTTCAGCGGCATCGTCTCCGCGACCTCGCCGTCGCGATCTTTCCACAGATGAAACAGGCTGAACGAGCCGTCGTCGGCCGTCTGCGGACGCTCCAACCCCAAGAGCACTTCGGCTCCCCACTGATACGCAGAGGAGCCGAACAGGTCGTGCGGGGACAGGCTGGCGCGGGCGGCAGGTTTGCGGCAGTGCATCGGGAGTATCAAGCTGAACCCGTACCGATCCCGCCAGTCATCGAACCGGCGCATCAGTTCCGTTGCCGCCTGCGTGTCGTTCGCGTCACCGCGATGCAGCTTGTACAAGGGGTCGCACAGCACCAGGTCGTAGCGGCCCTCCACGAACGTCTTCTCCATGAACGCGATGGCGTCCTTGTCGGAGTCGAGCGCGAGCCCATCCGGGACGCGGAGGTAGCGCACGTTCATGTTGTTGTCGAGCCCCACCTCGCGCAGCACACGTTTGACGCTCTTGGTGCCCTGCTCCACGTCAACGATCAGGGCTCTGAGCCCGCCCTTGCCGTGCCAGTGCGGGTCGAGGAAATCCTCACCCTTTACGGCGCTGGCGACCATGCACATCGCAAAGGTTGTTTTGCCATGACCGGTGTGCCCGCCGATCACAATTCTGTACCCACGGTAGATCAACGGACCGAGCAGGTAGCCCTCCTGGTCAGGGTCTGGTAGCGCCATCACCTCGGGCGCGCTCAGGACTCGAAGACGCTCCTTTGACTGGTGTTCACCCGCGCGCACGAGCGCGCCGAGCTTCAACCCGGCGTTGACGTGGTCGGTCACGTCCTTGCCGACGGCGGGCTGCAGCATTGTGACCTGCGCGCCGACCGCCTCCAGGGACGCTTTGACCTGCTCCGCGTGCTCCTGGCCGGGGCGCTTCCCCGTCTTCGGGTCTGGGGCGTCCATGTCCTGGATGACCGCGACCTTCGCGCCCTTGAAGATCACCGAGTAGCTGTCGCGCCATTTGCCTGCGCCGCCGGGACAGGTAGTCGCGACCTGGCCCTTGGATTCGAGGGTGTGCACGTCGCGTTCGCCCTCCACGATCACCACGCCCTTCCCCGCTTTGAGCGCTTCGATCACCTGCGGCAGGCGGTAGATCACGCGGCGGGTGTCGCCGAGGCTGTACTCCCAGCCCGCGCCCTTCGGGCGGCGTTGGCGAAACCCCTTGGGATGCAGCCGTTCGACCTGGAACAGAAGCTCGCCGTGCTCGTCGGTGTAGTCGTAGCGTTCCACCACCTCGCGCTTGACCGGCTTGTCGGGGTCGGGTTCGAACAGGTCGGTGAGGGGGATCTGCAACGCGGCGGCGATCTCCTCCAGGGTGCAGCCCGCGTGGCAGTACACGAGCGCGCGGCCGTCGTCGCCCTCGTCCAGCTTGAACGACGGGTTGCGGTCGTCGTGCGCGGGGCAGCACGCGGTGTACCCGTGCTGGTCTGAGCCTTTGAAGGTGATGTCCTGCGCCCACAGGTGCATGAGCACGCGCTCGACGGCTTTAGACGGCATTGCTGAACCCTCCCGGCAGGGTCGGAGTTGGCGGGTCTGCAGCCCTCCTCCCACGGAGCACACATCTTGTGCTGCGAGCTTGCGACACTTGGAACCTATCGCGCATCGCGCGTAGGCGTCAACTCGAAACTTGCCGCTCTTTGCGGGGTTCTACTCGCCGGGCTCAGCGGACAGCACCAGCCCGTGGTGGCGACGTTCGGTGCCGACGCGGAACCCCCGGTCCTTGATCGGTGGGAACGCGACGTACTCGACCTCGATCTCCAGGACGACCCGGACCCGGTCGCCTTCGCTGAACTGGCCGTCAACCGCCAGCGGCGGGATGCTCGACAGCTTCAGCGTGGACAGCGCCAGGTTGTACTCCGACCCGAGATCGAAGCTCAACTGCTCCTGGCTGCCGGGGAGCGCCGGGCCTTCTACGACGTTCATCTCCTCGATGGAAACGAACTCCTGTTGATCGGGTTCCGCGTCCGCTGGTTTGCCGTTCTTGTTCGTCGCCATCGCTATCTCCAGGCTCGGGGGTGGATGAGGGCACTCCGGGCGCTGGGTAATAGCGAGCAATCCACCAGTCGAGGTCCAGTTCGTAGATGAACTGCCAGTTCGCGGCGGTCAGCTTTGAGCGTGGGATCCGGCGAAACGCGCTCGTGTGACGCGAGTGGCATAGCTCACAAAGAGCGATACCGGAGCGGGGATCCCAAAGCAGCGATCTGACGCTCAGCCCGCGCTCCCGCGCCACCAGGCGCAGACGTTCTCGGCTGATGACGTGGTGGCCTTGCCTGGCTCGTCTGGAGCCACATACAGCGCAGGGACGTGCCGGACGACCAACCACCCTTCGGTGCCACTCGTGTGCCGTCAGCGTGTCGCTCACGCTGTCTGAGAGGCGGTATCGGGGAGGATGATCGGTCGGGACATTCCCGGCACCTTACGCTCGTTGGCGGCGGTCACGGGAAACGAATGTGCGGGTCTGTCCGGCGTTCGTGGCAGAGTGGTTTTCGACCGAGGAGATGACTGTCGAGATCCCGTATCCGAAGGCGTTCGAAGCCTTCCCGACTGTCCGACAATCGCTGTTGTCGCGGTTTGACGAGTGTGCGCTCGCGACCCAGTTCGACCTGCGGTACCGCAAGAGCTTCAGCGACGCGGCGTCCGGCCGGGGGATCATCTGGCACCGCGCGGCGGCGAAGCTCCTGCGGGAGATGGCGGCGCACGGCGAGGACTCCATCGAGGTCGATGTCGCGCTCGCGATCCTGCTCGAAACGCTGCGTCAGGACGACGTGCCGCTGGAGGACATCGTGAACATCCCGATGCGCGAGATCCACGACCTCCTCTGGATGACGAAGAAGTTCGCAGGAGAGACGCGCTGGAACATCACCGGGTTGGTGGACATCGAGGAGCGGCTGTCGTGGAAGGTCTACTACCCCAACCCGCACGGCGGGTTCGTGGAGCGGGAGATCACCGGCCAGTTGGACGCGCTGTTCGCCGAGGGTGCCGAGTTGGATCGCGGCGTCGTAATCGACTACAAAACCGGGTGGTGGCTGCCGCCGCCGTCGGAGATCTCCGAGGGTGGGTTCTTCCAACAGAGGTTTTACGCGCTGCTGGTGATGCGCAACCACCCGTCGCTTCAGTCGGTGACGCTGCGGGAGTTCTACCCGCGCTACTCCCAGAGCCGCGAAGCAACGCTGTACCGCGATCAGCTTGACGAGATCGAGCAGACGATCTCCGCGCTCGTGGAACGGTTCGACCGCTCCGTGCAGGAGGACCGCTGGGCACCGTCACCGGGCGGGCACTGCTCGTACTGCCCGCGTCCGACGGCGTGCCCGATCTTCCCGACCGCGAAGCGCACCGGCCGGATCGCGTCGGCCGAGGAAGCGGAGACGGTCGCGGCGCAGGTGCTCGTCGCCGAAGCGGCGATCAAGCAGAACAAAGAAGCTCTCAGGGTGTGGGCTGGCGCGCACGGTTCGATCCCGGTGAAGGACGCGAAAGCGGACCGTGTCTACGGGCACCGTGTGACCAAGCGGACGGAGCGGCCCACCCGCGAGCAGATGCAGCAGGCGATAGCGACCGGCGAGTCGCTGGACTCGCTGTATCGTGAGACTGTGAGCACACGATTTGAGGTTCACATCCCGAAACCCGAGTTGGAAGTCGAAGACGAAACAGACCTGCTGGAGCGACTGGAGCGCTCGGTAGCGCTGGCGCAGGAGAGAAAGCGAGAGGAGCCCTGATGTCTATCGCCGTTGGCAACGCAAGTGCCGCGAAGCTGATCGCCGCATCTACCGACGAGCACCTGCGGCAGGTTCACAACACCGGCACCAACCCCGTCACGATGGGCCGCTCATCCGCGATCACGGCCGCAGCCACAAACGGCTTCGTGCTCGCGGGCGGCGGGACGATCCAGGTTCACCTGCAGGAAGGCGAGGAGCTTTACGGGATCTGCGCCTCGACGCTGACCAGCACCGTCGAAGTGATCTGAGCGGCAATGGCTAAGACCGAGGTAACGCCAGACCCGCCCGAGAAGTTCGACCCGGAGCCCAGCACCCAGGTGGTGCGGCTGCCGGTGCCGTTGACGATCCCGGCGAGGTTCGGGTTCGACAACGAGCAGTTGGCCCTGATCAAGCAGACCGTCGCGCGTGGTGCGGACACCGGAGCGCTGCTGATGTTCCTGGAGTTGACCGCGCGCTACAAGCTCGACCCGTTCGCCGGTCAGGTGTACCTGGCGAAGATGCCGGGGCGCGACGGGGAGCCGCCGACGTACAAAACCATCGTCGCGCGTGACGGCCTGCTGGTGATCGCAAACCGGTACGAGACGTTCGGGGGGATGGAGGGCGACGTGATCTACGCCTCCGACATCATCGAGCGCACCCCAGAGGGGTTCGTGCACACGTACGCGGCTGTCGAGGCGGAGAAGCGGATGAAGCAGGAAATCATCGGCGCGTGGTGCCAGGTGTTTCGCGAAGGCCGTCGGCCGACGTTCTTCCTGGCTAAGCACGCGAGCTACAAGCGGGCGAACAAGTCGTGGACGCAGTACCCCGACGCGATGATCCTGAAGGTCGCGGAGTCAATGGCGTTGCGTAAGGCGTTCTCGATCACCGGGCTAATCCCCGAGGACGAGGTCGGCGCACGCTACGACGAGCGGCTTGGCGGGGTCGTGGAACAGCAGCAGCAGATCGAGCAGGAACCCGACTGGGGTCCGGACCCGGAGCTAGCGAAGCGGCTGCAGATCGCGTTCGCGGAAGCGAACCGGATCAGGCCGGGGTCGTTCCTGCCGCAGAAGATCCGCCTGACGCTCGCCGGGGTCGATCAGGTACGCCGCACCGAGATGCTGCAGCAGGTGGTGGACTTCGTGCTCAAGAACGGCGGCTCGATCCCCATCGAGGGCGAGGTCGTTGAAGATGTCCCGGTCCCAGCCGCTTAGACGCCCCTGCAAGTACCACTGCGGGGAGTGCGGTCGGCACTTCTCCTCGCTCGATGCGTTCGACCTCCACAAGCATCACAACGCGGCGGGGTGGCCGCACTGCGTAGACCCGGTGTATGTGCTGGCTCGTGACGGGAAGCAGCGCCTTGAGGTCGCGAGCGCCGACGGGCAGTGCAACATCTACGACCGGCAGGTGGGCGTGACGATCTGGACGGTCGTTGGGAGCCGCGAGAGCTTCCAGAGGTGGCAGGCCCAGCGCGAGGCTGGGTACGCCGCTTAGAGAGCCGCCGGGCGACCTCTGAGGGGGGTTTCCGGGTAGGTAGGTGGGATGCGCATCGACATCCCCCTCCTGTCGTTCCTGATGCTCGTCGCGATCCTCGTGATCGTCGTCATCATCGCCGTGCACGTGAACGCATTCTGACTCCGGAAAAGGAAACGGCCCGCTGGTCTGGGACCGAGCCGGGCCGTTTCGCGAGTCCGGGTGCCGAGTCCTTTTCAATCCCGACCGAGGAGTAAGGACCAAACAGTCCCAACTGGCCTTTGCAGACCGACTGGAGGATCTCGGCTTTTACCGGTGCGCCAAGAGCATAACAGGAGCTACCGGGCCTGTTCGCACCTCAGGTTTTGATGATCACGTTCACCACCGCGAACGGCTGCACGTTCGCGTGCGACTGATCAGCGTCGCGGGCGTTCAGGGGATGTGCGTGGTATTGCTGCCGCCCGCCGGTGTTCACGGAGTTGACGTAGTGCTGATGGGCCTGGTTCTCGCCGATGGTTTGGTTGACCCAGTTGAAGGCTCCTGAGTAGACGAGCACCGGGTTGGTTTGCCCGCCACCGCCGTAGTTCCAACTCCAGTTCAAACCGGTGGCGAACCCCACGTAACACGTCCCGCTGCCGTCGTAGAACAGGTGGACGTGGCCCTGGTTCTCGGTGCCGGTCCACTGCGCCGGAACGTTGTGGGTGTGGTCCGGGGTGTCGTTGCCAGTGGTTCCGCTCCCGTTGGTCCCGGATTGCGCCGCCGTCAGCGTCACGGCTTCCGAACCGCCCTGGGCTGCCAGCGTGCGGGCCGTGAGCGCCACCCCGCCGACTGCTCCCGCGCCCGCACCGATCTGCACCTTGCCGCGTAGGTCTGGGACGTTGAAAGTCGAGGATCCGTCGCCCTGTCCCCACTGGGAGTTGGTTCCGCCGAGCGCGGCGTACAGCGCGGCGTAGGTGTTGCGCGACACGGCCTGCCCGTTGCACAAAAGCCAGCCGGGCGGGACGGTCGCGGCGGCGGTCGATTGGATCATGCCGGGTTGCAGAAGCTGCTGGCCGTCCACCTCCCCGACCATTTGACGCAGCGCCACGATCCGGGTGCCGTCGGTGATGGCCTGCCCAACACGGCGGGAGTGCGCGACGCTGGAGGGCGTTTGGCCGGTCACGACGGCGGTGAGGTTGAAGGCGTAGTTCGTCTGGTCGGATTCCGGCGGCGGTGGGCTGGGGTTCGTGATGAACGAGTTGTCGGCGCAGGTGACGAACAGGTCGTAGGTGCCCGCCGCGCCGGTGACCTGCGTCGTGACGGTCGCGGAGTTGTAGCGCCACAGCCCTTCGATCCCGATCCCCACCTGGGCGTTGCCGGTCCCGGCCACGACCTGCACCTGGTTTGAGACGCCCGGCGCGAGCGTCAACTGGAAGTTCGCGGCGAGCGTCGAGATGAACTCCTGTAAGGCGTCGAAGAAGCTCTCGGGCACCGGGTGCCCGTAGGTGAGTTGCGGCCTGTATTTGGTCACGGTCCAAGCCTATGGTCGCGGGTGGGCAAGGTCACAGATTGTCTTGGTCGAGCAGAGAGATGCCGAGGAGCCAACCGCCCGTGTAGCCCTCGATGATCGCGATGTGCGCCGGGGTGATCCCCCGGACGAACGCCCAGCCGACCGATGCGTACACCTGCGGGATGTTCACGGCGATGGTGTACGCAGCAGGGGAGGCCGGGTCGGCGGGGTTGTGCTCCTGGTAGTTCCAGGCGGTTCCCGCCAGCGAGGTCATTGCCGTGTTCCAGTCAAGCCCGGTTCCCTCCAGGCGCAGGCGTTGGATGTACGCGAGCACCAGGTTGCGCCGCACCGACAACTGCACGGGGATGCCGGTGGCGGACTTCGGTTCCTGCGGTAGCCCGAGCATCGCTTCGAACCGTGCGAGCAGCACGTCTGCGCTCGCGGGAAACCACTGCTGGGACAGCGCCCCTTGTACCAGTGTGCCGTTCGGCGTTCTGGTTGGTGGAGCGAGCACCGCATTGAGTCGGGCAAGCTCGTTCGCGACGACGCGCAGGACGGTCGAGATCTCGTAGCTGCCCTGCTCGAACGGTGGCACCTCGGACAGCAGGTCGGTGGGTGCCAGCGGCGGCGGGGCGCTGAAGATCGTCAGGGGATCCTGGGCAACCTGCGGCCACTGGACGCTGGTCACGTCCACCGGGGTCAGCGGCGGACCGTTGTACAGGTTCATGGTGGACTGCAGCGTCGGCGGGACGGTCGTCGCCGTGAACGTGTACTCCCAGTAGACCATCGTGCCTGTGCCGGGGGTGTCGCCGTCGGTCGCGAAGCCGCTCTCGTCGTTGGGCTCCGGGCGGTCGTCGCTGACCTGGAAGACGAAGCGCAGCGTCCCGTTGGTCGGGACGGCGGTGCCCGGATCGGGGGTCTGGTCGGGAACGCCGGGCGTGGGTTGCAGGGTGAAGAACGACCCTTCCGGCTGGTTTGAGGGATCGCCGCCGCTGCCTGGCGAAGTGGTCTGCGCGACGTAGCCGACGGCGGGCGCAGCCTCCAGGAACGGGAAGCCAACCGGGTTGCTCATGTATGAGGCCCGGTAGGCGATGATCTGGAAGTTCGTGTACCCGGCCGCGAGCCCCGCCTGGTAGGCACCGGCGAGGCTCAGGCCCGCGAGATCCGGGGTGACACCCGCCTGCGGCCCTGGGATCGACGGGACCGGCAGCGGTGGTTGCTGGCGGTTGAAGTACAGGTCATCCCAGGAGGCGTACAGCCCGGCGACGTAGTCCCAGGTACCGAGGGTCGCGAGGTTGTCCCACGTGTTCGGGCTCGGGGCGTAGATGATCGGCACCCCCACGAACGCTGCTGCGTGCGCGGTGCTCGCGGCGCGCAGGGTCAGCGGCGCTGTCGTCTTGACCGTCGCTGTCGCCGCTGACACGCCACGGGCAGCAGGAGTCAGCGCTACCGCTGGCATCAGCCCAGCCTGATCGGGGTGATGCTCAGGTAGCGGGAGCCGACCATTACGTCACTGGCGGTCGCGATAGCGAACATCGCCAGCGTCGAGTTCGCGGTCGCGACGTTGCGCCTGACGGACAGCGATCCGGTGCGGTATCCGACCGCTGCCGTGTCGATGGAGAACTGGATCATCGGCGCGGCGTTCGAGGGGATCCCACCGCCGTCGATCCCGATGTTGATCGTCCCGACCGTCGCGGACTGGACCACAGCCCCGAAGTTGAAGATGTAGTCGCCGGGGCGCGGCACCGTGAACGTCGGCCCGGCCGGAACCGGATTCAGCCCGGACGCGAGCGGTCCGACGTAGCTGCCGCCGCCCGCACCACCGGGAACTGTCTGCTCGATGGGTCCGCCGCCAAGAAACTCCCATCGGGTTGCGGCTGGCGCGGCGGCGCGGTAGCGCAGATGCCACACGGTCCCGTTGCCTGCCATCACGGCGGTCTGGTAGTAGACCTCCTGGCCGTCCACGAGCCCGGTTGTGGGCAGGTTCGCGACGAATGTCGCCTGGATCGCGCTGATTGGATCGAGCACGTTCTCCAGATTCCTCATCGCCGTGTCCACCGCGTTCGCGAGCGCTTCGGTGGCGGTGATGTAGTCCGAGAACCCTGTGCCGCCGGGGACCGGGAACCCGTAGTTCGGGGTGTTGTACGGCGGTCGCCCAGGGGTGTAGACGCTCATGCGTGGCCTCCTACGGCTCGGTGAAGATTGACCCTGTGTCGAACCGCGCGACCTGCGGCGAGGTGCCGCTGGACAGCGTGATCGACCCGCTGGTGGTCCCGTTGACCACGGTGCCGGTGATGTTCAGCACGCCGGGTACGAAGAAGCACGCTTGGACGTGCTCGAAGACGATCTGGTCACCCGGCCCGAGACTGTCGAGGTAGGCCGTGAGCGCCGCCACGATGGTGCTGCGGTACGCGATGGTCGAGTTCTTCCCGTCCAGCGAGTAGCCCGTCGTCGGGATCACGTAGCAGGAAACGTTCACGTACAGCACCGTCGAGGTCGTGACGGTCACGGTCGCGCCTATCGGAGCCTGCCCCTGCCCCTGCCCCGCGACCGGATCGAGGAACGTCTGGATCGCGGTGACCTCCGACGGCAGGACGGGGGAGCCGTCGCTTTGCATGATCACGACCATCACCGTGCCCGGCCCGTTCCAGACGGGGATCACCGATGCGCGCTCGACGCCCTGGTCGGTCACCCAGCGCCGGTAGTCCGCCTGGTTGCCGCCCCCAGAGCTACCGAGGTACTCGCCGAGAATCTCGACACGGAAGTCATCGTCGGATTCGTCGTCCTCCCCGCCCACGAACGGAGCGGGGTTGTTGACGGTGTAGACCTCCTGGATCACGGTGTCGAGCGACGTGATCGCCCCAGCGGCGACGTTGCCCGCGATGCCCGTCGCGGTTGCGATGGCATCGAGCACCACCCCGGAGGTCGTGTTGAGCGTCGGCTCGTCGGCGGTCGGGTTGATCAGGCCGTTGTCAATGAACGTCGTCGCGACGGTCGAGCCGACAAGCTGCCCGAGCGACCCCTCAACCTGGGTGACGTACACCTGGTAGCTCGACGCGCCGCTGACCGCCTGCCAGGTGATCGTGTTCTGACCGGTGTTGGAGGAGGTGGTGCCAGCCTGGTCGGCGGACCCGAGTGTCTCGCCGAACTGGTTCAGCGCGGTGACGTGGTAGAAGCGGGTCGCGGCGACCAGATGCCCGCCTGTTTGCGCGGCGGTGACGACCACGTTCGCGGGAGTGGTCAGCAGTGGGCACGTCTGCCCCGAATCGGTTGTCTGGAAGGTGATCGGGTCGCCGGTGACCGTCGCAACTGACGATGCTTGCGTCCCGGCGGCGATCAGCACCACGTCGGTCGCGACGAATACCAACGACCCCTGCGCCGCGACCGCCGGGGTGCGAGTCAGCCCGAATGTCGCGCCGTGCTCATCCAGGTAGTCGCCCCACGCGGTCGATGGGAACGCCGCCGCTGTCACCTCGGTCATCGCGTCCCACAGCCTTGCCATCTCCATCGCCGAGGGCTGCGTCACGTCGAAGTAGAAGCTCCCCTCGCGCGTGTCGATCCACGCCGGGTCGGTGTCTACCAGCCCCGCGTTCGCGTCGGCGTCCAGCCGGGCTCGCACCCGCGCGAGCGTTTCGGAGAACAACTCTGTGAAATCCGCTAAGTCGGTCATGTCAGCAGCACGTTCGTGAAGTCGATGGCCTGCGGCTGCAGCGGCGGCGCGGCATCCACCATCACTGTGAAGGACACCTCGACAACTTCCTCAAACGGATCCTGGTCGAACTCGAAGTTCTCGACGGACACGATCCGGTCGTGGGCGAGCAGCGCGTCGGTCATCGCGTCCTGCATCGCGGTCAGCATCTCCGGGTCGAGTTGGGAGCCGATGTGCGCCGTCGTCTCAGCGTTCTCGACGCCGTACGTGTCGGAGTAGATCGGGTGCACGAGCCGGGCGGTACGCAGCGTCTTCTCGCACCACATGATCAGCGTGTCCAACTCGTAGACGGTCTTCGGCACCGTCCCGTCGCGGATGAACTGCCCGGTCACGAAGTCGAACAGCCACGACCGTCCGAACGGGACCGGCGAGTCGTTCTCGATGTTCTCGACCGGGGCCAGCGCCGCATCGAGCGCGAGATCAGGGTTGATCAGCCCTGGGTCTGGTGGAACCAGGTCGTAGTCGAGCGCGTCGGGTTCGATGGCGCTCATCAGGCTGGCTTCGGAGGCGGCGGGGGTTGGGGCATCGGGGGTTGGGGCATCGGGGGTTGGGGCATCGCTACCCGCAGGTCGGGCGGCAGTTCCACCTGCTCAGGTTGCGCGGCGACGGACAGCACCCCTTCGGTGTCGCCCAGACCCCAGCCCTGGATCCGTTCGATCAGGCTGGCGTTGTCGTCCGCTTCGAGCTTCAAACCAACTATGTAGTCCGTCATGTGTCTTCCTCCCTTACGTGTAGGTGAACCCGGCCGTGAGGACCGCGTCCCCGAGGCTGCCGCCGGACACGGTCACGTCCACCGTTGCTTTCTTCCACGGAGGCGTCGTGCAGGTGATCGTCTCGTCATCGACCACCTCGTAGGTGGCCGCCTGCTCGGTTGCGAATAGGACGCTGCTCACGTCGGTGAGCCCGCTGCCCTTCAGCGTCACGAGCGTGCCGCCGTTGCGGTAGCCCTCGGTGGGGTCTATCGAATCAAGCGTTCGGCTCTTGGGCGGCGTGTCAACGGGTGGAGGTTCGTCGGGCGGCTGAGGTGGTGCCGGGTAGCCGGGCAACCCCTCCTCCATATACGGGTACCGCTCGGAGTCAAACTGATACAGGCGCTGCTTGGTCAGCGCGTTGACGTGCGCGGTCAACGAGGCCACCTGCGCGTGGATCTCGTCAAGCGCAGGATCTTCCAACGCCAGGTAAGCCTCGTTCGCGTCGATGGCCGCTTGAGCGTTCGCAGCAGCCTGCTGGCGGTTCGCCTCAAGCGCCTGCGGTGCCCCCGGAGCGAACGTCTCCCCGTCGTACGTGTAGCCAATCTGCGGTGGCGGGTCCACCTCGGTCACGTCCACATACTCGGGTTCGACCATGTACTCGGGCACCGCATCGACCCCGTACAGCCAGAGCATCGTGACCACCGCCGGGTCTTGGTCCAGGTCGAGTTGGGCGATCATCGTCATCGAAGGATCCTTAGGCGCGCGGTGCCATTCGCGGTCGAGCCTGATGGCGGAGCGTTGCCCGAAGCGTCCCTGAAAACGATTCGCATCGAGGTGATGTTGGAGGAGGAATCCCACCAGACTCCCGCTCCGCGCCACGTCATGATGTAGGTGGACAGGGCGTTCGGGAGGAACTCGCCGAGGTAAGTGGACCCACGTCCGACGTTGCCCTGACCGGCGTAGGCCACCGCGTTCACTCGGGTTTCAGCGTGCACCTTCCCGCCCGTGTTCCAGTCGTGATGGCCGAGCGGGAAGCCATACGGGCTGCTGGTGTTGTTGCCGACCACGTCGCTGGTGAACGTCGAACCGTCGGTGGTGTAGTCCCGGTGCTCGATCCACCGGCTGAACCCCGCCGCGCTGGCGTTGGGCTGCAACCAGCAGTACATGTTCGCGGCGAGATTGGTCGTGTAAATATCGAGGATCACCTCGTACTCGATGTCCGTGTTGCCGTTGAGGCTGGAGAAGGTGCACAGCAGGCCGGTCACGGCGCTCATGTCCGCGACGCTGATCGTCTGCACCTGGTCGGCGAAGCTCGCGGTGCCGGTGTCGCCCTTCGGCCCCTGCGGCCCGGACGACATGACGGTGACCGTCTCGGTGTCAAACGCAATGTCATCCAGGGACACCCAGACGCCAGCGCCAGCAGCACTCTGCATAGTGACCACGCCGTTCGTCTGAACGTCGATGCGTGCCAGGCCAGCGCTGGACTGCACGTCACGCAACTGATGGCCTGGAGGCCAGTACGCGGAGGACGGCAGCGTAAAGATGGTCGCGCCTGCTCCTGCCCCGTTGGTGACGAGCCCTTTGAGGACCACCTTGCCATCGGGGTACTTCCGGAACCCAGCGGGGTTGTAGCCGCCGCCGTAGTTGACCCAGCCGTTTGCAAACACGGGCTCGCCCGCCTGGCCGACGAGGTGCATCGGGTCCATCGCGAGCGGGACTGAGTTGACCTTCCAACCCTGGTCCACCCATGCGCCGCTGACGCGGCGGAACACTTCGGCGTCGGATTGGCGCACGGCCATGTCGCCGTCAAGCTCGCCCGCGAACGTGCCCGCTGCTGGGGTGCCCGCCCCGGTGTACGTGAACCAGTTGGTTCCGCGCTGACCCTGCGGCCCCGGCCCGGCAGTGACGAGCGTGGCGGACATGAACGTCTGGGTGGAGCCGGTAATGATGCTGCCAGTCTGGCCCTGGAGGTAGGCGTACATCTCGATGTAGTCGCCCGCGTTGAGTTGGATGGTGTCTGCGAGTGCAACACAGCCGTAGTTCTGGACTGCCGGGCAATATTGCGGGTCGCTGTAGGTCGCGCCGTT